GTCGGTCGCGACCCGTGAGACGTACGCCATCTTGATGCCGTGCAACTCGCGCGCGGTCTCCTTGCGATACCAGCTCGTCGCGAGGTTCCCCGTCTTGATCGGCGTCAACTCCGCGATCAGCGCATGTAGGCGGTCGCCGCCCGTGTCAGCCATCCGGCGCAGCGACTCGCGGACCGGCGCGTCATCGAACGCCGCGGGCAGGTCGGGCCCGATGTACTTCCCCTCGAACAGGGTGCCGACGTCGGGCGCCGCCATCTCAGGGCTCGACCGGAGTGAAGGGGTGCTCCTCGACGCGGGTGAGCGTCGCCATCCAGCCCAGCATCTTGCGCTTCTTGCGGATCGGCTCGCCATCGGATGTGATCTCGTACATCGCCCGGCCAAGCTCCTTGGAGTCGACCTCCAGCCTGTCTGACGCGTTGATCACCAGCAGGTTGCCGTCCTTGTCCTTCATCCCGCACATCATCTGCGCGGGCCGGGGCACGCGCTTGCGGCCCTGCTGCGTGTCGTCGGACTCCGGCGCCGCGTTCAGCGTCAGGCGGCACTTGAACCACGGCTGGTGGTAGGTCTCGAACTGCGTCGTGCCCTCGACCTTGGCGCCGGTCGGCGTATCGACCACCCGCCGAGCCCGGTCGACCAGAGCCGACTGGAGCGACATCTACGCGCCCCAGGTCATCGCATCCACGAGCAGGCTGCGCATCCCCGTCCCGTACGAGTACGGGTACAGCCCGTCGTAGTTGCCCCAGTCGACCTCCGTGGTCTCGATGGTCGGCACGCCCGCGAACGCCGACACGCCGCTGATCACGAGGCTCCAGTACTCCTGCATCTGCTGCGTGCAGAGCATCCAGATGTCGCGGTTCAGCCAGTCCATCGGGTTGACCTGCGGGATGCCCGTGGTGAGGCCCGTGTAGCGCGAGCGCCCCGGCTCGTGGCGCGTCTCGGAGTAGTTGCCCGCCGAGAAGCTCTGGATGTTCTCGTCGTTCGAGGTCTCGACCGTGTCCGCCTGCGAGTAGAAGCACGTCTGCTCGACCCGAAGCTGCGTCGCCTCCTGCGCGATGGGCACAAGCTGCGGCGGCATCGTGATGTCCCACAGACGCCCCGTGGTCACCACCAGATAGTCGACGGCCCGGTCGAGCTGGACCTGGAGATCGGCGTCGCTGTAGGGATCGTCCAGGCTGCCGAAGTCGACTCGGCTCCAGCTCTTGATGTCGGCGACGGTGGGCGGCAGCGTCGCTGAAGCAGTAACGCTCACCGCCCCACCTTACCTACCGTGCGCTCCTGGCCCGCGCCGGAGAGCCTTCCTCCTTGTCGGCCTCCTTCTCGGCCTTCTCAGCCTCCTTCTCGGCCTCCTTGGCCTCCTTCTGGGCCTCCTTGTCGGCCTCCTCGGGATCCTGCGTTGGCGGCGCGAGACGCTCGGCCTGCTTCTCCTTGCCCTTGCGCGTGAACGCCTCCTTGTGGAGGGTGCCGTCCTCGTCCTCGTAGACAACCACCAGGAACGGGCCGCGCACAGCCCAGCCCAGCACCTGGATCTCGCCCTCGGCCTCGACCTCGCCTGCGACCGCGTCCTCGTCCAGCTCGTCGGTCGCGTCCTGATCGACGGGTCGGTTGTTCGCTGCCCGCAGCTCGGCGGGCCAGCGCGCCGCATTCGCCGCGATCATGTCCTCGGCGTTCGGGGCCTCGCCGGTCCGGGCTTGAAGCTCGGTGCCCGCTGCGGCTGCGTCGTTACCTCTCGGGCTCATGCTCATCTGCTCCTGTCGTTCGTGATCTAGTGGCTACCCGTGGGACTACCCGCTTACGGGACGATGGAGCGGTACGCCCCGCGCGGGTCAACCGGCGCCACACCGAAGTCCGAGCGGACCTTGAAGTCCACCGAGTCCAGCTCGAACTGGTAGGGGTCGGTACCGGCGCCGAGCGCCATGCGGACCATCGGGTCCTTGAGCATGACCTGCGGATCGCTCTGCCCGTTGAGGAACCCGACCGCGAACGACGGGACGTCGCCCGGGTCCGCGAACAGGTACCAGTCGTTCGAGTCCGAGAACCACGGATCGCGGATCACGCCGTCGGCCGGGAGGATCCCCGCCAGCGGATTGATCGTGCCCTTGTCGAACACGTTGGCCGCGACACCAGGCGCGCCCGTGTAGTTGATGTTGACGCCCGTCTGCGCCGAGTTGAGGATCCGCTGCGCGATGAGCTGCATCCGCGCGTTCTTGACCACGAGGATCGACGGCGTGACAACGATCTGCCGCCCGTCGTCGTCCTGCTGGCCTTCCATGAACGCGATGGCGTCCGCGAGCGCGTCCTCCGCCAGCGGCGTGACCACCTGGTTGCCGCGGCCCACGCTGTAGAACGGCTGGCCGTCCGGCGCCAGGCCGGGGTTCTGGATCATCGCGACCACGGTCTGCAAGATGAACACGCCAGCGGCGTAGCCCATGTCGGCCGGGTTGCGATTCAGCAGCTCGTTCGAGTCGTCGTTGATGATCGCCTGGCGGGTGATCGAGTAGACACCGCCGTAGGTGTCGACCGCCAGCCGGGCTGCCGGACGCTCCGTCCGAGCCAGGCCGGGGTAGTTGCCGTGGTCGCCCACGTACCCGATCCCGAGCAGGCCGTTCAGGCCGCGCAGGCGCCGGTCACGGAAGTCCGGTGCGGACTCCTGCCGGGTGTAGCGCTGATACTGCGACTGCGCGCGGCTGTAGCCAGTCCACATCGACTGGCGAACCGGGCCGTAGAGGAAGGACGGGAAGTCCGCCTTCGAGTCGGCCTCCTCCAGGATCCGCTCGTCGCGCCACTCACGGTACGCCTCAAGCAGCCGGATGGGCCGCCCGAACACGCCGTATGGATTGCCGTTCATCGTTGCTCCTTGGGATGTGTGACTGTGTTCCCCGCCAAGGCGCAACGCGCCCATGATGATGCCCTGGAGAGGGCCGACTCAGCCGGGTGGGGGTACCCGGCTGAGAACTCAGACGAAGCTGTCCTTGGAATCCAGGTCGATTCGCACCTTGTTCGCGGGCACACCACGCTGTCCGGCCACCTCGGTGATCCGGCCGAACTTCCCTCCTGCCGGGCCCGTGGCCGTCAGGGCTCCAGTGGCAGCCGTGATGTAGATCGGGTCGCCCTTGACGTTGGCCGAGATCCCGGCGTTTGGCACCTGGACCACTCCCTTCGTGATCAGGTAGTACGGCTCGCCCGGGTCGATCACCGCCTGATTGCTCAGGCCCTGATCCCACGCTCGGTTGACCTGCTTGACCGCGACACCGACGAAGCCGGAGTTCACCTGCGGTGAGCCATGGTTGATGGCCGATGCACCGTTGACGACGTAGACACCCGCGCCTGGACGGTTATATGGCATGAGTCACTCCTTTCTTGGTGCCGATGGCCTCAGTCGTCCCACGCCTTGGTGGGATCGACTCCTGCTTCCTGAAGGAGCGCCCCGTAGAGCGTCCCCTCACTCTTGGCCGGTGGGTCGCCCTCACCGTCGCCGTTCTTCTCGCCGCGCTTGGCGGGAGCGCCGGGCCCCTGGCCGCGAACCCGCGTGGGGCTCAGCGACGCGACCATGCCGCGCTCGTCCTCGATGACGGCGGCGACAGCCTCGGTCAGCTTGACCTCGGCCTTCTTGGTCACCTTGCCGTCGTCATCGACGTCATCCACCACGTCGAGCGCGCCGGTCGGCCCGTTGTCGGTGATCTCGAACAGCGCCTTCGCCTTGTTCGAGAACGCCTCCGGGAGACGCGCCTCGGTGATCTGCTTGTGCGCGGCGTCGCGCATGTCGCGAAGGTCGAGCTGCCGGTCTGCGTCCGCCCGGGCCTCCGCCCGAATCAGGTCGCGCTCCTCCGCTACCGCCGCCTCGACCAGCGCCTTGACGCGCTCGTCGATGATCGGCTTCAGCACCTCCTGGAAGTCCTCACTTTGGAGAGCTTCCTGGAGCGCCTCAGGGGTGATTGCACCCATGTCGTCTGTCTCCTCTGTGTTGGCTTCCTGCGCCGACGACGCCGACTTGGCGAGCGCCTGCTTGGCCATCGCCTGAGCCTGCTTGTCGGACAGCTTCGGGTTCTTCTTCTTGAGCTTGGCGACCATCTCGGCCAGCTCGTCGTCGCCGCCGTCCGCAGCGTCCTCGGCGTCGCCGTCATCCTGCTCGGTGAGCAGGTGAGGACGGACCTCCTGGACGTAGGCGATGAACTCCTCGTCGGTCATTGACTCCATCAGTCCCATCCCGTCCTCCTCGTAGGCAGCCTCCATCAACGCGACGACGCGGCCACCAGCGCCCGCTTCCGTCACCCAATCGACCGTTCCCTTTTCCTCGATGCCCTCGACCAGCCAGGCCCGGCGCCCGTCGCGCATCGTGGGCTGAACGCCGGTGGCGTTCGCAGAGATCGAAGCTTCGACCAGCTCGGGGTCGTTCTCGGCCAGCTCGCGGATGAACGGAGTCGGGAGCGACCAGCCGACGATGGCGCCCGGGCCGAAGCCGGTGGTCGGGTCCTCCGGAACGTTCGGGTCCCAGTAGCTCTCCACGATCCGTCCGCCGAGGTCGCGAATCGAACGCGGCAGGCCCTTCGCGGCCCGGCGTGCCTCGGGGGAGAGATGGTCGATGTACTGCCGCCAGCCAGCGAACTTGTGCGCGTTCTCCTGCAGCATGTTCGCTTCGTAGATGTGGCGGCCTCGGCCCTTGCCGACGCACGGGCGCAGGATGTGGA